GCAGTTTGACCCAGAAGCTAAGAGCCTTATGAAACCTTTCATGTCACCGATTTTACCAGCAACCTTCGTACCGACCGCAACCTCTAGTAATGAGGAACGGGCGGTGAAGGGTCGAGTTCTAGAGACGCAGGATGAGGCGAAGAAGCTAGTGGAAGCCGAGAATGGCACACAGCGACCAACGCAATTCTTGTTGAACCAGATGGAGAAGTTTGCAGCGTTCGTGTTTAAGGATATGAAACAACCACTGATCCCAGCAGAGATAGAAACTGTGTATGCTAGACAACCTCGGCCAACACAGCAGTCCATCCTACAGAGGGCAGAGGCTAAGACAAGCAAAGATGCTTGCGAATCCTTCATGAAAGCAGAACCATACCAAGATCTTAAGGATCCTCGACTCATCACCACGTATGATGGGGTCTCGAAACGTGAATACGCGCGCGTGATTTACCCGTTGGCAGACTACGTTGTCGCACACTGTGACTGGTACAGCTTTGGTAAGACACCACTGGAGATAGCCGAAAGGATTGTCTACATATGTCAATTATCAACCCTGGGTATCAATATGGCAGATGCGGCACGTATGGACGGGCACGTTACGGCAATTGCGCGTGAGTTGGAAAGGGTGCTGCTCAAAGCTGCATTCGCCCCGGATTATTGGGCGTTTGCGCTAGAGCAACACAGTAAGCAGTGTCATCTACGCGTATACGGAAAACTAGGTACTAATTATGATATAGAGGATCAGAGAGGCAGCGGCTCAGCAGAAACAGCCCTGTTCAACTCTTTCCTGACCAAGTTCAATGATTACCTAGGTAGAGTACTATACGGTGTTGACGAAGAGGAGGCGTATTATGCTCCAATGTGTGCAGCTGGCGATGACAGTATCGCATGCCAATTTAGTAGGACTTGTATCGGTGGTACATACATCGAGAGAGCAGGTAGAATGGTTGGACAGAAGATTGAAAACGTGGAAGCCAAGCGTGGCGAAGCCGGAGTAAATTATTTGTCTAGATTCTATACTGAGGAAGTCTGGTTTGGTAATGCAGCAAGCACTTGTGATCTGCCACGGGCGTTAGCAAAGATCCATGTCACCGTAGCCATGCCGCTTGAGCCAATAGAGAAATTGGTGCAGAAGCTCACTGGACTATGGTATACGGACCGGAACACGCCGGTGATTAAACAGATCCTGGAGACAGGTTTGAGGTTGGGATTGAGCTACTCGTCGAAACCCGATCCGGCATTGGCCGGTTGGTGGGCCCAGTACAGTAGCGAAACCAACTGGCCAAGCGCTGTGATAGAGGATCATCAAGCCTTTGTCACAAAGCTTATTCCTAACGCCAACTTTGACGCACTGCTCA